TTTTGGAGGCTTGGCGGGGGCGGTTGGAGTTTCCAGAACTGAAGGCAAAGACGCTCGAATTGTACGAGGAATGGGAGCCAGATAGCGTTATTATCGAAAAGAAAGCTAGCGGCGCGCCCCTGATCTACGAGTTACGGCGAATGGGAATACCGGCTCAGGAGTTCACACCTAGCAAGGGCAACGACAAGATTACACGGCTCAACGCAATTTCGGACATATTTTCCTCTGGCAAAGTGTGGGCGCCTCAGACTCGTTGGGCGGAAGAGTTGATTGATGAGGTAGCGTCGTTCCCTGCGGGCAAACACGACGACTTTGTGGATGCGACCAGCTTGGCGCTAGCCAGATTCCGTTCCGGCGGGTTCATAGGTACGGCGAAAGACAAGGATTACGATAGCGAAGATTGGATGTTCAGAGCAAAAAAGGCGAGTTACTACTAATGAGGAAACAACGCATGACCTTAGAAGAATTTGAAGCGATCTTCAAAGAGAGAGATGAAGCAAAATCCCCCGACCAAGAACATGCAAAGGTGGTACGCAATGCCGCCGCAGCAAGCCTGCGCGACGTAGACATGCTATACGGAGCTATTACTAATAAACCCGCAACGGCGAACACCCGACAAGTCGCGGGCGACCACTACAAGGTCAAGACCATTCAGCCATGGGATGTGATAGATACGTTGCCTCATGCAGAAGCTATCGGATTTTACAGGGGAAATGCTATAAAATACCTTATGCGAGCAGGGTCTAAGATGCACAATCCGGCGAGGCAGGATTATGAGAAGGCTCTGCACTACATTGAGAAACTGCTAGAAACCCTACGATAGGAACCTAAATGGCAACACCATCCAGCATAGAGAAGGCGTTACAGCCTCAATCTCCGTTCGATACATACGATGAAGACCAACCGATTGAAATCGTCTTTGGCCCCGAAGACGGCGAGACAATAGAAGAGATCGAAGTAGAGATTGAGAAGGAGCCTAGCTTCGACGCTAATTTGGCAGAGTATATTGATGCTTCGGTGCTAGCAGAGCTAACGTCTGATTTGTTGGATGATTTTGATAATGACAAAAATTCTCGCAGCGAGTGGGAAGAAACCTATATTGATGGGCTTGATCTGCTAGGGTTGAAGATTGAGGAACGCACTGAGCCATGGAACGGCGCCTGTGGTGTATATCACCCGATGCTGACGGAAGCAGCTATTCGGTTCCAGAGTGAGATGATTTCAGAAACTTTCCCCGCACAGGGGCCAGTCAAGGCCAAGATCATTGGGAAGGACGACAAAGAGACTCAGGAAGCCGCAGCCCGCGTAGTTGAGGATATGAACTACCAGTTGACTGAGAAGATGCAGGAGTTTCGGCCTGAGCATGAGAAGATGCTGTGGTCTCTGGCTCTTGCAGGTGCTGCGTTCAAGAAAGTTTACTTTGATCCGGCTTTAGAGCGCCAAGTCTCTATGTTTGTACCGGCTGAAGACCTCGTAATTCCATATGGGGCATCGGATGCACGTACCGCTGAGCGCATCACACATGTCATGCGCAAGACCAAGAATGACATCAAAAAGCTACAATACGCGGGCTTTTACAGAGATATAGACCTTGGTGAGCCGACCAAAGACCTCGACGATGTGCAGGAACGGAAGGATGAGGCTGATGGTTATAAAGCGACGTATGACACGCGCTACAAATTGTTAGAAATGCTTGTCGAGCTTGATCTCGAAGGTTATGAGGATATTGATGAAGAGACCGGAGAGCCTACAGGCATAGCGCTGCCGTATGTGGTGACTATCGAAAAAGGGTCGCAGGAGATTCTGTCTATCCGCCGTAACTGGGATGAGCAGGACAAGAACAAACAAGCTAAACAGCACTTCGTGCAGTACACCTACATACCGGGCTTCGGCGCCTACGGTTATGGGCTAATCCATCTGATCGGTGGGTTTGCGAAGAGCGCAACGTCTATTGTGCGTCAGTTGATTGATGCAGGCACCCTGAGTAATCTTCCGGGTGGCCTAAAGGCTAGGGGTCTCCGAATCAAAGGCGATGACACACCCATCATGCCGGGCGAGTGGAGAGATGTTGATGTTCCAAGTTCCAACATTAAGGATAATATCCTGCCCCTTCCCTACAAGGAGCCTAGTCAGACGCTATTCACGCTGCTACAGAACGTAGTAGAAGAAGGCCGCAGGCTAGCAGCCGTTGCTGATGTCAAAATGGACGGCATGAGTGGCGAAGCGCCAGTCGGAACCACGCTAGCAATTTTGGAGCGCACACTTAAGGTGATGTCGGCGGTTCAGGCGCGGGTTCATGCTTCTATGGAGCAGGAATTTAAGCTTATTGCTGCGCTGGTGAGAGACTACACGGCTCCTGCTTATGAGTATGACCCCAACTACGACGCGCAGCGCTCTGTTAAAAAGGAAGACTACGACAAGGTAGACATCATCCCAGTCTCCGATCCGAACGCTAGCACGATGGCGCAAAGGATCATTCAGTATCAGGCCGCTATTCAGCTAGCCCAGCAAGCCCCTCAGATTTACGACTTACCTCTGCTACACCGCCAGATGCTCGAAGTGATGGGTATCAAGGACGCAGATAAGATCGTAAAGGTTGAAGATGATATGCGCCCGACCGATCCTGTTACCGAAAACATGGCGATTCTGAAAGGTAAGCCCGCAAAAGCCTTTATTGAACAGGATCACGACGCGCATTTGTCGGTACATCAGTCCATGATGCAAGACCCTAAAATCATGGCAGTGATAGGCCAAGACCCGAACGCAAGCGCTATTCAGTCAGCCATGAGCGCGCACATCATGGAGCATCTTGGGTTCCAGTACAGAAGAGGAATTGAGACCCAGCTTGGTATTGCTATGCCGCCACCTGATGAGAAGCTCGATCCCGGTGTAGAGGCTCAGCTTGCTAAGCTGGTAGCTGAAGCGGCGAAACAACTCTTGCAGGCTAACCAAGCGGAGCAGCAACAGCAGCAAAACCAAGAAGCTTCACAAGACCCTGTTATGCAGTTGCAGCAGAAAGAACTTGAGCTGAAAGAAAGGGAGTTGACTGATAAGAAAGAGATCGAGTTAAAGAAGCTCGAAAACGCTAAGGAAATTGCGATGATTAACAACGAGGCAAAGCTATTGCTGCAAGGCGAAGATGCCAAGCTGGATGTGTTAATGAAAGCTACCGATGTGGTGAATGAGCATATCCAGTCAGGGTACGAGGCGCAACAACCCCAAGACCCTTACGCTCAACAAGACCCATACGCTCAACAAGACCCATACGCCCAACAAGACCCTTACGCCCAACAGTAAACTATGGACATAGAAGTAATAGAGTCACCGCTGGTTCGAGACTGCGCCCCTTGCACTCAATGCTGCGAGGGGTGGTTGAACACCACGGTGTTCGGGAACGAGATGAAAAACGGGCAAGGATGCCCGTATGTGTGCCCCACAGGGTGCGGGGTATATGAGAAGCGACCCTATGATCCATGCCAAGGATTCAAATGCTCATTCTTGATGGATGAGAAATTCCCATTATGGATGCGACCCGACATTTCAAATTTGATCTGCTATTCCGATGAGATCAATGGAATGTTGTTTTACAGAGCCGTGGAGACTAATGCCACGCTATCAGCGCGAGTTCTGAACTTCATAACGAGGTACGCCATAGACCACGACTTGAACATGGCTTATGAATTTGAGCGCAAGCTGTACTTTATTGGCAGTCCTGAGTTCATCGCCGCTATGACTGAAGGAGAGAATGTATGAAAACCGCACTAGATGTGTTGCGTGAAGAATTGCAAGAGATGATCGACGCAAGGAGCGAGGTTATCGCATACGGGGAAATAGAAGACTTCCCCGCTTATAAGTATTTGGCTGGAGTGATTACGGGTCTAACTTTGGCTAGGGAACGTGTACGAGACCTGCAAAAACTTGAAGAGGATATGTAATGTCGGCAGCGAACATTGACGTAGCAAAAACGAAGGCAACAAGTGACAAATTGGCAGCGCAATTACCAGACCCTGTGGGGTACAAAATCCTCGTCGTCAAACCGGAAATCGAAGAGCGGTCTGAAGGCGGTATTCTCAAACCTCAAGAGTTTCTTAAAAAAGAAGAAGCCGGTGCGGTTGTAGGTTTCGTTCTGAAGGTTGGGCCGATGGCCTATCTGGATAAAGAAAAATTCCCTACTGGCCCGTGGTGTAAAGAAGGCGACTTCGTGCTGATTGGCGCTTATCGTGGCTCTAGGTTTTCTGTGAATGGAAAGGAGTTCATCATGGTAAACGACGACATGATTGAAGGCACAGTATCCGATCCTCGCGGCATCAACCGCGCTTACTAAAAGGTGATTTATGGCAGAAGCATACGAAGAAGATGAACTCGACTTTGCTGTTGGCGACAACGAAGAATTAGAAATTGAGATTGTAGATGACACCCCTGAAGAAGACCGTGGGCGCGCGAAGCTCGCTGAGGATGCGGAGCAGGAAGAGGAGTTAGATAACTACTCGGAAAAAGTACAGAAGCGCATCAATCAGATCAATCATAAGTACCATGACGAGCGCCGTGAGAAAGAAAGACTGGCTAGAGAACATGCGGAAGCTATTCGCATAGCCCAGACATTTCAGACTCGCGTTCAAGAGCTGGAACAAACACTCTCTTGGGGTCATCAGGAGTACACAAAAGAGGCGGAAGGTAGACTTAACTATCAGCAGCAACTAGCTCAGGATAAGTATCGTCGGGCGTTTGAGACTGGGGATACGGAAGGTGTCCTTGAAGCGCAGAATGAACTCTACGAGTTAGCATTCCAGAAACAGCGGTTAGCTACAATGGCCCCGCCTATCCCCGAGCCACAGCAAGATTACTCTTTACAAAACGAGAATAATGCTGTATACAATACTCCACAACCAGTACCGCAAGCACCTGCTAGGGACTATAAAGCCGAGGAATGGGCGAGTAGGAACCCTTGGTTTGGTAAAGATGAAGAGATGACTGCCTTCGCTTACGGACTGCACGAGAAATTAGTCAAATCCGGTGTAGACCCTACTTCTGATGAGTATTATCAAAAAGTAGACTCCCGCCTTCGGGAAATCTTCCCAAAAAACTTTGAGCGGCCTAAGAAGTCGTCGCCTGTGGCATCGGTAGGTAGAACTACCGCACCCAAAAAAGTCGCACTGACGGCATCAGAGGTAGCAATCGCTAGACGCTTAGGGTTAACTCCCGAGCTATACGCGCAGTACAAATTAAAAGGAGCAACCATAAATGGCTAACGTTACTGGTAGAACCACTCGTTCAGTAGAAACTCGTGAAAAAGAAGCACGAGCCGTGTCTTGGAAACCCGCGCATGACCTCCCGGTGCCCGAACCGCAAGACGGCTACATCTTCCATTGGAAGCGCGTTTCTATCATGGGGCAGCCTGATCCGGCTAATATGGCCCGCGCAAGGCGCGAGGGCTGGGTTCCCTGCCAAATGGAAGACCATCCAGAAATGGCCTCCGACTTTCTAGCCTTCGGCCTACAAGGTACAGGGCTTATCGAAATTGGTGGACTCGTCCTTTGCAAAACCACCAAAGAAAATTCGGATGGACGCAAAACCTATTACGGCAATTTATCGCAAGCGGCGATGGAGTCTGTTGATAACAACTTCCTCCGCGAAAATGATCCACGGATGCCTCTCTTCTCTGAGAAGTCATCTAAAGTCTCTTTTGGTCGCGGTTCCTGATAACTCTGGGGCCGTATTAAAAATTTAGGAGTTCTATATGGCATATCCTGCAAATATGGCCCCTCAAGGTTTCCTTCCTGTAAACCTTATTGGTGGTCGTGTATACAACGCTGCTATTCGGCAGATTCCGATTGCCTCTGGGTACGCTCAGAACATCGGTTATGGCGATTTGGTTGCCTACACTACTGACGGCACGATTGTTCGTGTTGACACTTCTTCTGGTGCTAAGGCTACCTTCGCTGCAAAGCCGATTGGTATTTTCCTTGGCTGCCAGTATTCTCAATCTACAGGTCTGAAGTACACTTTGGATTCCCAGTATTGGCCTTCTGGAACGTCTTCTACCGATGCTATGGCGTTTGTATGTGAAGACCCCGATGCAATCTTCAAGATCACTATCACCAATGCTTCTGGTGTGCTGTACACTTCTGGTGGCGCAACGCAAGCCAACGTCGGTGAGAACATCGGCTACTACCAGCCTGCTACTCTGGTTAACACTACCACTGGTAACAGTACGGTATCTGCTGACTTTGCTTCAGCCGCTACCACCAACACTCTGCCTCTGCGTATTGTTGACGTAGTAAGGGATACCGCCCTGTCTGATGGCTCGTTCCAGCAAATCCTTGTCACGTACAATGCTGGATTCCATTTCTATCGTCAGACCACTGGCATCTAAGGAGTAATAATCAATGGCTGCTATTTCACGCGCGCAACTACTTAAAGAACTGCTTCCCGGTCTGAACGCTCTGTTCGGCCTTGAGTATGATCGTTATGGCGAAGAATATAAGGAACTCTTTGAGACCGAAAGTTCTGAGCGTTCCTTTGAAGAAGAACAGAAGCTGTCCGGTTTCGGCGCGGCTCCTGTGAAGAACGAAGGCTCCGCTATCGCTTATGACAATGCTCAGGAAGCATGGTCTACCCGCTACACCCACGAGACTATCGCTCTGGGCTTCTCCCTTACCGAAGAAGCTATTGAAGATAACCTGTATGACTCACTGTCTGCTCGTTATACCAAGGCGCTCGCTCGTGCTATGGCGTACACCAAGGAGATCAAAGGCGCATCCATTCTGAACAACGGTTTCAACTCGAACTACAAAGGTGGCGACGGTAAAGAGCTGTTCAGCAATGCACACCCGCTGACCTATGGTGCAACCATCTCCAATGTCCCTTCTACCGCTGCTGACCTCAACGAAACCTCGCTTGAGAATGCAGTCATCCAGATTTCCCTCTGGACTGACGAACGCGGCCTGCTCATCGCAGCCAAGCCAAAGAAGCTGATCCTACCTCCTGCTTTGCAGTTCGTAGCTACTCGCTTGCTGGAAACTGAACTGCGTGTCGGCACCACCGATAACGATGTCAACGCTCTGAAGAACAACGGTGCAATTCCGGGTGGCTTCACGATCAACCACTTCCTGACCGATCCGAATGCTTGGTTCCTGACTACCGACGTTCCTAACGGTCTGAAGCACTTTGTTCGCGCTCCGCTGAAGACCTCCATGGATGCCGACTTCGATACTGGAAATGCTCGCTACAAGGCAAGGGAGCGCTACTCGTTCGGTTGGAGTGACTATTTGGGTGTATTTGGTTCTACCGGATCAAGTTAATAAACCCAGAAAAATCAAGGGGTTGGGGGAACCCGGCCGAGACAAAGGGGCCTTGCGGCCCCTTTTCTTTTGCCCACTTGACTCGGAGAGTCAGACTCTATATTATAACCTCTGTTGGCTTTATATCGGAGGTATTTATGAGTAACGTCATCTATAAAATTCGCAACGTCGTCAATGATAAATTCTATGTTGGTAGTACGAAGAGTACAAAAGTCAGATTTAAGAATCACCGCCGCCTTTTAAGAAATGGTAAGCATCACTGCAAACACCTACAAGCTGCGTGGAATAAGTACGGAGAAGACTGCTTTAAGTTTGAAGTAATAGAGGTTGTTGAAGGCGACAATGCTTTGTGGAACGCAGAGAACGCATGGCTGCTGCAATGGGTAGGCCGCCCTGAATGCTATAACTCTGGCCGAACGGCAGAAGCGCCTAACAGGGGTTTGGCAAAGGAAGAAAACCCCCTCACTGGTAGAACACGCCCGCCAGAGGTGAATGCACAGGTCGCGCAAGCGTTAAAAGATTACTATGCGGAAAATCCACACCCCCGCCAAGGCAAGAAACACACACCGGAAACGCTTGATAAGATTGCGGCAAATAGAACGCCTCCGCGAGGGGAAGCACACTACCGATACGGTAAGACCTTAGACGAAGAGACTCGCAAAAAGATTGGAGATACGCAGCGAGGCAAGAAGAAAGGCCCGCGAACCTTTACTCCAGAAGGATTAGCTCGGGCACAAGAAAACATGCGGCGCAATGCTAGAGAACAGAAGCCTATGGATTTCAGCGCGGTATTAGCCAAATTTCCAACAGAGATTCAGGAACGATACGACTTTAGTAATGCGGTGTACGCGGGCGCTTTGGTGAGAATAGAACACTGCCTCTGTTCTATACACGGCGAATTTTCTCAGTATGCGGCACAATTTCGTAAAGGACGGGGATGCCCGAGTTGTGGGCAAGACCAGCGTAGCGCGACTCGCAGCGCACAAATGAAACAGTCGTGGGCCGATCCAGAAGAAAGAGAAAGACTGTTACAGGCGAGACAAAAGACCCTTGACACCCCCCTAGAACTTTAGTATAAGAATATCAAATCCGGGGATTTCTAAACTGCCTACTCGACTGCCCCGGCAGATTCGCACACAACGATAGGCGCAAGTGCAAGGATACTAATATGGCATTCGCTACATTCTCCGGCCCTGTTCGTTGCGGTACTGTTAAAGACGCTCCGGGTGTAAACACTGGTTGCATTGTTCTTTCTCAGACTGCTGCTCTTGGTCTTACTACTAGCACCCCGTTCATTCTTCCGGCGGGCGCGCAAATCCTCAATTTCTATATCGACGTTACCACGACGTTCACCACTGGCGCTACGCTGGCTGTGGGCGATGGCACCACTGCTGCCAAGTATGTAACGGCAATTACCACTCCTGCTGCGGGTCGTCAGACCAATACCCCGACTGCTGCTCAGATCACCGCTATGTCTAATATCGGCACGACTGATGTAACGGTCACGGTAACTATGGCTGGCACGACTGCGGTTGCAGGTGCAGGTTTCATAACCGTTGTATACGTACAACATTTGTCTGATGGCGCACAGGTTCCTCCCTCTGCATAAGTAGGAGGTAATCATGCAAACTGATGTTTTATCAGCTAGCACAACGTCCACCGTTAACCTAGTTCCCACACGCTGTAGGGTCAAAGGAATCTGGCTAAGCCACGGAGCCACCGCAGGTACGGCTGTTTTTTATGATTCAGCTACTACGGGTACTTCACTTACCAGTATTACTTTGAACACCGCAGGCGTGATTAACGATGCCTATTTACCTATACCGGGTGAAGGCATTCTATTCCAGAACGGTGTATACGTAGTCCTAACAAACGTAGCAAGCGTCACTATTTTTTACGCATAATGGACATGGTAGACCCGCAAATCATAGTTGACGCTGTAATCGCCCTTGTCGGGGCATTGTTTGGTTGGTTGTTCAAAATGGTCTGGGATGCGATTAAAGAGCTTCAAAGAGACATCAAAGAAACCAATCAGACGATCCACGAAAGCTATGTAAGAAAAGACGATTACCGTGTTGAGATTGCCGAAATCAAGGGCATGTTCAACCGGATAATGGACAAACTAGACGGCAAGGTGGACAAATAATGACCCGCGCATCCCGTGGTATTTCCGAAATTCAAGAACACGCTAGAGGTAACAAGATGAAGAAGAATATGATTAAAAATGTAGAAAAAGCTAAAGTAGCTGTTAAAAAGAAGCGCGCAATGGCTCCCGGTATGGGGGATATGAATGTAGGCGCGGCTCGTTCTGCAAACCTGAAAAATGTACCGGGGTTGGGTGGAATGGGCCGAATGAAAGCTGGTGGTATGAAAGCTGGTGGTATGAAAGCTGGCGGTTCCTGTAAAGGTTACGCTAAAGGTGGCGCCATTGATGGCGTAGCCCACAAAGGCAAAACCAAAGGCAAAATTTGCTAAGAGGTAGAAATGGCTGCTAAGCCCGCTGCCGCTGCTAAGCCCGCTGCCGCTGCTAAGCCTGCTGCCGCTGCTAAGCCTGCTGCCGCTGTTAAGCCTGCTGCCGTTGCAAAGCCCGCTGCCGCTGCTAAGCCTGCTGCCGCTGCTAAGCCCGCTGCCGCCGCTAAGCCTGCTGCCGCTGCAAAGCCCGCTGCCGCCGCTAAGCCTGCTGCCGCCGCTAAGCCTGCTGCCGCTGCTAAGCCTGCTGCCGCTGCTAAGCCTGCTGCCGCTGCTAAGCCTGCTGCCG